ACGAGTACGAAGCAAGTCCTTACCAGTGAATGAAGTATCAAAGTTCAGACGGAGATCATAGTTGAATGCGGTGTTGCCAACGTTTCCACCAGCATTCGTTTTAAGACCAGGAACTCCACCAAGAACAAAGTTTGCTTCACCCTTGAGTTTGGTAGTAGTTGAAAACTGAGTTGCCTGCAGTTGTCCAACTTTGCTTTCAAGACCATCTACACGAGCAGTGATAACAGTAAGTTCTGTATCAAACTCAGCAAGAAGTTTTTTGAGCTCATCAGTAGTTTCAGTTACACGATCCAAGCAAGCATTCAGAAGAGCAGCTGCTTCAAATCTAGTCATTGCCTGACGACCAACAAAGGTGCCATTGGGATAACCAGCAACACAACCATAACGCTCTACAAGGTTGCCAAGTGCTTGATATGCCCAGTCAGTAGGACGAACATCTGAAAATTGTGCAATACTAGTAACTTGTTGTGCTGAGGCATACTTATCAACTCCTTCTAGATTAAGATCTGCAGCATTCGCAGCAGGAGCAACAAGTCCCAGAGCAACAGGCACTAGCATCAGTTGTTTGAGAAATTTCATATAGTTTGTTAAGAATTATAACTACAGTTTTTATTTATAAAAAAACCCAGAATAATCTGGGGAAGCGAAATACGGGATTCGAACCCGTGACACCAACTTGGAAGGATGGGATGTTACCACTACACCAATTTCGCATTAAGTATGGGAGTATTATAACTCCCACTATTCAGTTTGTCAACTATTAGAAAATGTCATTTTTCTAGCATAGTCATAAGCATAATAAGTCCTAGAACCATGATGACCCCAACCAATCCAACTATAAGCAAGACGCATATAGTCATTAATAGATTTTCCTGGCCTTTTCATGTGGTTTTCAATTCTTTTCCACTGTTGTTCAGTGAACATATAATCTAATTGAGTATCAATAGAAGATGCACTACTACCAATTCTGGTAGCATGAACGCCTAACCCACGATACCTATCACTAGATGTCCATTGAATTAATCCATAACCTCCACTGGTACATCCATGATATGATGTTCTAGCACCACCTTCGCAAATATTAGGAATAAATGTTGACTCTTGCCTAATATTGCCCATAATGGTAGCAAGGGCATTTTTGTCAGTGATTCCTTTTTTCTGGAGAAATTCCAGAGCATGGGATTCATATGTATTACACCCTTTACAAATTAACTTTTTCTCCTTTGGGTTTTCTGGAGCAACCTCTTTGGTCGCTGTCTCTTTAGTTTTACTTGGTTCTTCTTGAATAATAGCAAATGGTTGCTTAACTGTGGAAGTAGCAAAACTAGGTGATGGCAGTGTTGCCGCTGATGTTGCAACTGCTCCAATAAGAGAAACAGTCACAAGTGTAAAGTTTGAAAGCATTTAAGTTAATTGAATTCTACATCCGTCTAGGTAAAGGAGAAGTTCCCATCTTTTCAGGGGGCATTACCCACGGCTCTAAGTCATAATCAAAGACTCATTATAAAGATCATTATGATTGATTATTTAGTAATGTTACAAAATACCATTAATATAGTCAAGCGACATTACATCAATACCCTCTTCTAGAGAAATCCAATCTTTAATTTCATCATATAAAGATTTTGCATCATCTACTCTTCCTTCTGCACAAAGATCATGCATACGATCAATCATATGATCAACTTCTTTTTGGCAAAGAGTGATCATTTGCGATTGGTTCATAATAATCTTTCCTAAAATATCTTGAGAGGATGTTGCTATTATAGAATGCTGGGTCTCCGTTGTCAAGGGACTCAGTGAGGACGTTGTTGACAAACAGTTGCCTTGTTTCCTCATAATTAGTTTTGCCCTTTGTTTGATGTATTGAGAGAACAACTCTAACAAAATTCTCTCTACCATACTTGATGATATCTTCTTTAAGTTCTGGACAAGACCCATAATACTTTTTCCAATCACTTTCTTGTTTTACTTTTCTTTTTTTTCCTTTAGGCGTTCTAAAAGCCCAAAAATACTTCCTACCAATATATTGTTTTGAATTTATTTTATTTGTGATAAGATAAACAAATCCAAAGTTGTCTTGAATATCTTCTGATTCAAAGACCTTTCCTTGATATTTCCAAGGATTATCATAGCTCATATAAGTAAATCCTATAAGCTATTATTTATCCTTGAAACCTAACAGAGTGATTCTAGTTACATTCAGGATCTTTGTCAACCCACACAGCTCTGATGCCCATAACTCCTTCAGGGCACTCATAGTAGATGGCATCCTTCACGATCAACCTCTGAGTGTCAGAGAACTTTGGGGACTTTAGATCCTCTAAGATGACCTTGTTGGTCATCCTGGGGGGGACAGAGGACTCCCACTGCTCATACTCTCTGATTGCTCTATCTACTTCTACTTCTATTTCTGCTTCTAACTTCTTGTCATTATTTCTTAAATCTGGAAGTTCTTGCTTAAGATTTAATTGCTCAAGTAAAAGTTGATAGTACTTCCAAAGTTGTTTTTCGGATATATTTAACCACCCAGATAATAAGGAAATGCCTATCATTACAGCAGAAATTATAAAAAATCCTTTGATTTTTTTAGAACTTAACTGAGGAAGAGCAGTAAATTTTCCTTCTCTGATCTCGAATATTTTAAACATTTTGATTGTCCAAAAAATCTTTTAGTGCTTGATCTAAAGCATCTTTTGGAGATGTATATCTCCCTTTGTCTCTAAGTTTTTTAGTATCAAAAATTACAGATGTAGCAACATTCCCATTATTTTCTACTTTAAGTTTTGCTCCAAAGACTGTACCTTTTGGTTGAATATTAAGAGTATTAGCAGATTCTAATGATACTTTTAATTTATCATTCTCAGCGTTAAGGTATTCTACCTTAGCAAGAATGTCTACAACATCTTTAGATGAATCAGGAGCATTTTCCATAGATACAAAAAAAGAGGAGAATTAATCTCCCCTTTATTTATTTTAATTCAACCTTCCTTTTCGCCTTTTTTAGATCTGATTTGATCTAAAAGTCTAGTAAGTTTTTCTCTTTTGGCAATTTGAGATGGTTTTCTAGTTCTATGCTCAGCATCTACCTCTTCAACTGAATATCTTCTATCTGATTGTGAAGTATCCATATTTTTCTTTGCTATTTTGGTAGCAGTTGCATACATAACTGACTTTGCTTTTGCACCATATCTCTTCTTAAAGTCTGATGCAGACTTCTTCATTCCTGTTACAAGTCTTTCCTTTTCACCAGTCTCTGCAGTATCAAGTGCTCTTTCATCTAATTCAAGTTCTTCGGACTTTATACACTTATCTTTGCCCTTTTCAGTACCAGCATACTTATAACCTTTCCAGCAAGCTTTACCATCAGCACCTTGCTCTTTACCTTCTTTGTTTTTTGCTTCACCAAAATGTCTACGTGCTGCTTTGACCATATCAGCATGTGCCTTGGTCTTCTGCATATCTTCAATTGCCTTTTCATTATTCTTTTTTCTCTTATTCATATCTGTCTCTAGATATGAATCATCTTTCTTTTCATCAATAATATCACCTTTCAACTCAACAGAATCTGCCATTCCATGAATATGCTTACCTTTAGATTTCCTATCTTCTCTTTCTGCTGACTTTGCTTCTGATCCAGCATACTTTGATGCTGTCTTTGCATCCATTCTATCAGAGTTGCCTGCACGTCTTTCAGCAGCAGCAAGTCTTCTCATCTCCCTTGCATCATCATCTCTTGCCTCATACATGGACATATAAAGATTTTGAAATTCTTTAGGTGACAACATAGCTATAACTTTTTAAGTATTTATAAAAAAAAGAGGGTCAGAAGACCCTCTCAATATCACACCATAGCCATATACAGTTGAGATTGTTTTAATCTCATCTCTTTAAGCATTTTTTGTCTAATTAAAATAAGTGCCATAGGTTTGCTCCTTTACTTTGTGGGTATTGGTGCGTTCCTTCAGTTTCCCTACTTCCGCCCTTATGGGTGAACGTATTATAATTTATACAAGTTATTTTGTAACATTTGTTACAGTTTGAATCCAGCAAAGGTATCTTTCTTTACGTCCTGCTTAATACCACCAACCACATAACTCTCAACTTCTGTTTCTTGTGGTGCCACTTGAAGACCTTTAGAACTAATCCAATGTTCAGTCCAAGGAAGTGGATTAGTTTTAGCAGGAACATCATAAATTGGTTTAATGCCAATTGCCTTTATTCTACGATTTGCAATCCACTCAACATATTGCTGTAATAGTTTATCATTTAAACCAATCATAGAACCATCTTTGAACAGGTACTCTGCCCAATACTTTTCTTGATTAACTGCATTTTTAAATGCTTCTATCACCCAAGATTCTTCTTCTTTAGCGATCCTTTGCATTTCTGGATCATCTCCTTCACGCCACTTATTGAGGATGTTTTGAGTAATGACAAGGTGTTGATTTTCGTCTCGTGCGATGAGAGAGATAATTTTAGCTGATCCTTCCATAAGTTTGAGTTCACCAAACGCAAACGAGCAAGCGAAAGAGACATAGAATCTGATACCTTCGAGAATATTGACATTAGCTATTGCTCTATAAAGTTTTCTTTTAATTGCTATTCTTTCTTCTTGTGCAGAAGGAACTCCTTCCAAAGCATGAACCCAGAGATTTGAATTACCATAAGATTGTGCACTATTAATAAAATCATCATAGGCACTGGTTACTGTAGATGCACGTTCTAGAATTTTCTCATTATTCAAAATAGTATCAAATACTTCTGTTGGATCAGAATATACATTTTTGATGATGTAAGTATAAGATCTAGAATGGATCATTTCCATAAATTCCCACACTGTCATACATGCTTCCAATTCAGGAAGAGAGCAGTATGGAAGAAATGCCATTCCAGGTCCTCTTCCTTGAACTGAATCTAAAAGAATTTGATATTTTAAATTAGAAGTAAAAATGTGTTTTTGTTCAGGACGAAGAGTTTGATAATCTCCCCTGTCTTTCTGTAAGGAGACCTCCTCTGGTCTCCAAAAATATCCAAGTTGTTGAGTTGTGAGTTTTTCAAAGATTGGATACTTGTATGAATCATATCTTTGGACCCCAAGAGGTTGTCCAAAAAACATTGGTTGCTTTTTTGAATCAACTGGATTGGTATTAAATACTGTCATTCCTTCCATGGCTTTATTTCTATCTGCAGTTGTTCTAAATTTTACATGATTCACAGTCATCTTCTCCTTCTGAATTTAAAAGTTCTAGTATTAGATTTTGAACATTATTTTCTTCCTTTACCTCATCTGTTTTATTATCATATGTATTTTGATAATAAGATGTCTTCCATCCATACTTATAAGTGGTTAGAAAATCTTGTGCCATTACGCTAACAGGAACTTCATTGTCTGGGTAATTTTCTGGATTATAGGACCAGTTTCCAGAAATTGCTTGATCGAAGAATTTTTGCATAACTGCAACAATATTAATATAACCAGTATTGCTAGGCATATCCCAAAGAAGCGTGTAATTGTTCTTAAGGTGTTGATACTGGGGAACAATCTGCTTAAGGGGTCCCTTCTTGCTCTTTTTAATGGACAAGAATCCTCTAGGTGGTTCAATTCCATTGGTTGCATTTGACACAACGGAACTGCTCTCTGAAGGCATTTGTGCCGACAATGTACTATGTCTAAGTCCATGTGCCTGAATCTCGGCACGTAAAGTCTGCCAATCATGCTGGTATGGAATTGAAGTAATTTCGTCTACATCCTTTTTGTAAGTATCAATTGGAAGAATACCATCAGAATACTTAGTTCTATTAAAGTATTCACAAGCACCCTTTTCCTTTGCAATCTTATTAGATGCTTTTAGGAGATAGTATTGGAATGACTCAGACAATCCATGAACTGCATCCCATGCTTCTTGGGAATCATATCTAAAACCAAGTTTGGCAAGATAATGTGCCAGACCAATATAACCAATACCAAGAGACCTTCTTGCTTTGGTGGATTTTTCTGCAGCAACTACAGGATAATCTTGATAATCAATCAGTTCTTCAAGTCCTCTTACAGACAGTTCACAAAGTTCTTCAAACTCTTCATCATCCTTGACTTTGCCAACATTAACTGCAGACAAGATGCAAAGAGCAATTTCACCATCAGGGTCATCAATATGATTTAGTGGTTTTGTTGGAAGAGTAATTTCTTGACATAGATTGCTCATCTCAATCTTATCCTTAAAGGATGAGTGAGAATTGCAATGATCAATATTCATGATGTAGATTCTACCAGTTTCTGCTCTCTCCTTTAGGAGGTCCAGAATGAGTTCTTGAGCACCAATAGTTTTTCTTGGAATAGACTGATCTCGTTCTGCAGCCAGATATAGATTGTCAAATCCATCAAGCCCAAAATTAGCACTAAGCTCAGGAACGTCATGTGGACTGAATAGTGAGATATCTTGGTTACTGATAAATCTTTCATAGAACAATTTACTAATTTGAATTGAGTAATCTAGTTTTCTTACTCTATTATCTTCTGTACCTTTATTGTTCTTAAGAACAAGAATATCTTCTATTTCTTTGTGCCAGATGGGAAAGTGGACAGTAGCACTTCCACCACGGATGCCGTTTTGAGTGCAAGATCTGACAGTTGCCTCAAATTTTTTGAGGAATGGGACAACGCCCGTATGCATAACTTC